AGTAAACAAGGAAAGAGCCGTGTTTCGAGATCAAAGATACTTGATAACTCTTGCTTAATTATTTCTACTTTAAAATACTGCCATAGTCTTAATGTTAAGTCTGCGTCTTGTTCAGCATACGGACCAACATACATTGCCGGAAGTTTATACATCTGTGCTTTTGCATCGACGCCCCATTCTTTCGCGGCTTCATACAGTAAAGCTTCTGACTTTGTTTCTTTGAGATAGTCTTTACCAAGTTCGTTTAGTGAATATCTAAATCTGTTTTCATCAATAAGTGGCGCGGCAATTAGGGTATCTATAATTTTACCTTTTACTTCTACACCCCACCATCTAAGCCATCCTACATCGTAAGCGGCGTTATGAAATATTTTATCACATGGTAATTCCATGATCTTTTTAATTTGTCTTTTAAGAATACCTTCATCAAAGTTACCACCACCCTCGTGACGTATAGGGAAGTAACCTTTCCAACCTTCTACTGCAATAGCAACACCGGCTATATAGCCATTATCAATAGCCCAACCCGGACCTTTTGTTTTGATATCGGGATCGTATGTCTCTAAGTCGATCGCTATTTCTTTTGCGTCGGATAGATTAGGAACGGTCTCTGGTGGTGTCCACTCACTCGGAGTCTGAAACAGAGGTATTTGTGTCATCTTCTTTCCTATCGTTTATTTCACCCGCTATCGCCGCATATCCCGCCATGTCTATGTAACAATCTTGTGTAGGTCTGTGTTTGAGTCTTGCCGCTTTTAAAAGCATCATACATATCGCTACATCGTGTGCAGATATATTATAATCTAAATACGCGCTCCATAACTTCGCTATGTTATTATGATTTTGATACTTGTCACCATACTCATGCTGACGTTGACCACTAACTATCTTTGCCGCCGTATCTAAATATTCTCTAGTCCTCATCTTTCTCCTTTTTGTTAATAGACCGTAAATCATTTTGCAACAGTTGTAAATCAAGTAATAATATTTTTAACTGTTGATCAACTTTTTCACGGTTTAATTTTGGTAACTCTGCACGTATTCTGCGTACTTGCTTTTCTGTTACACCAACTTGTTTTAATGCAGTATCAATTGTAAACATTAAAATGCCTCCGTAAATTCTCTGTCCGTTTGTGATCTCACAATGTTCAAAGTGTTTCTTGCACGCGTCATTCCCACATAGAATACACGTCGCTCTTCATCTCGTTGTGACCAATACGAAGCATCAGCCTTACGAGTTAAATCTGTTAATAGCATTACATTATCTGCTTCACCACCTTTTGATCCGTGTATCGTTGATAGTTTGATCCGTGGTGCGCGTTTAATGTTTTCTTTACGACGTAAACACATTCGTACATACGTCTTCTTGGTAGACTCAATATTTTCTAATGCTTCAAACCAAGGTAACTCTTTATCTAATTTTAATCCGTAGTTTTCTTTCAACATATCAAAGGTAAACATTTTATCTTTATCAACATTTTTCATTGCTTTAAATTTTTTATCAACACCTTCGCCTGTTTTTATATAATTATAAAATGCCTTTACTCTTTTTACATCTAACTCTCTACCTTTACGTACATCTTCCCATGCAAGGATAGCTTCATGCACACGTTTATTAATAGAAGTTCTATCTCCTCTCTCAAAAAAATATCCATATATTCTTAATTCATCTTCTAGTTTATCTAATCTGTATCCGTCTCTTGCTAGTACAAGCCATTGTCCTTCTTTCATTTTCTGTAACTGCTCAACCGGGTGTATATTTACTTGACCTTTTTCCTCACGCGCTGTCCATTCTTTATCTACTCTATCTTTGACACGCTTAATTAACTTGTTTGCTTTTGCATGTATAGACTCTGCAAGACGATATGATTTATTTAGTATTGTTCTAGTTCCATCCATGTTCATCAAGAACTCTGGTCTTGCACCTGCCCAACGATAGATCGCTTGATCATCGTCACCGGCTATGTACACACGTTTTGCTTTGGTAATAACACGCTCTACCATTTTCCATTGTAACCAACTAAGATCTTGTGCTTCATCTATAATGACAACATCAAAGTTTGGCATAAGGTCATAATGTTTTTTGTTGAAGTCTACAATCATGTCGGTCATGTCATATTTGTTTCTTTCCATTTTGTAATCAATCAAAGACTTATCAATGTATTTTAATTTACGTAAACCACCTTCAACGTTTCCAACTTCGGGATAATTAAAATAAGCTTCAGATGTTAATCCTCGTATCTTTGCACCATCAATGATTTGCATGAACACATCATCGGGAAAACCTGCACCATATTTTTTTATGTTGTTGTTTGGGTTACTTAATTTTATCTGTGTTTTATTTGATACTTTTTTATAGTCTTCATCACTCATAATGTTTTCTTCTTTTAAGTGTAACTCTCTGTATGCTAAGCTGTGTAGTGTACGAAAGTTAGAAAAATCTTTTGAGTCATAACTTAACTGTGCAATAGCACGAGACAATGCTTCATCTGCCGCTTGATTAGTAAAAGCAAGATATGCAATCCTATGTGGAGGTACATTGTTTTCACGCAACTCTTTTTCTACAATGCGTAGTAAGTGTGTTGTCTTACCTGTTCCGGGCGGACCAAAGATAATATTTCTATCCATTAAAATGGTGTCTCCTCTTTCATGTCTGGTGTTTCAAAGTCGTCGTTGTTTTTTCTTGTCCAAGGTACATACCACAGATATGCTGTTTTACCTTTTATTTTTCTTCTACCATCCCCACCATTTAATTTACTTCTTATGTGTGCCAACATCTGTGTTGTTGTAAAGTCTTTAAAATCATTCTTTTTCAAGAACTTCTGCAACCAATCTGATTTAAAATATGCTGTGTCTCTTTTTACTTTGCCTTTCTTTTCTTCGTATTCTCTTTCCTCAAACAATGCTTTACCCATGTCTATTTCGTCAATGTGTTCTGCTATACCTTGATCTTCTAAGAAACGTTCAAGTAAAGTTTCAAACCTACCTGTCTTTGTAATCTCATGTGGCATTTGTATGACTTCAACACTCTCTAATAATGATTGTAATCTACTATCCCAATCGTTTGGTCTCATCATGTTTGGCATTACATTAATTTCATTCATGCATGCTTGTCTAAATTTATGTTGATTATACAATTGATCGGTCGACAATTTTAATCTTCTACCGTCTATATTTAAAAACCAAGTCGATTCATCACTTTCATACTTCGTTAAATCACTGACTTGATGTTCAAAGTTATTACCAATACCATATTGTCTACCTCTGCATAAACTTTGTGAGCATACTGCACACATTGGTTGATCTTTACATTTATACTGATAATCTTTTTTCTCGTGCTGTCTTATTGTTTTAACAACTTGTTGAGCCGGTAATGGTGTTTCCATATACTTATGATTAAACTCTTCTATCTTTGCTTGCCATTCCTCTGGCCATTTCTTTTTTGCATACACAGCGTATTGATACAATGTGTTATCTCTTCCACCGGGTGGTATACCCTGTGACATTAATGTAGACAAACAAGGTGGTCCGTCTTTTAATTCAACATCATTCTTTCTTTTTACTTTAAATTCTTTTAAACTTTTTTCGGTCGTACAATAATGGTCATATAAAGCGAAGAAATCGCTAAGACTACTAGCATTACCATCGTCGCTATAGCCATGACGCATAGAATCATCCCCACCGTGATAGGGAAGATTAAGAAAGTTTCCAGTATCTCCACGATCCGCTTGTATTTCAATTTGTTTTGGAAATATTTCACAATTTGCATAACCTAATTCTCCTGCCCATTCCTGTAATTTATCGCGCATAAGTTTAGCTTGCACGGGTTCTTTTGTAAATAAAAATACATGTGCACCACCACTCTTTGATCTACACATAACAACTGGTAATTCTAATTCTCTTATCTTTCTTACAATCTTTTTATGATCTAGCGGATATGTATCTATATCTATACATCCCCATATACATGTTGAATCATCACGTATTGGTATAATACCAAGACTAGGGTCTTTACCTTCTATGTGGTCTATCCACAATTGATCTGTAACAGGTGCTTTCTTTATGAAAGCTTGCCCACTTGCTTTACCATTTACTTGTTGCCCATCACTTTTATACTGACCATAGGCACGGTCTAATCCGTAGAATATACTCTTAAACTTCTTTACTCTTTCTTCCATGTTACCTCTTAAATTAAAGGGGCGGTTGCCCGCCCCGTGTTAGTTAAAATGGAGTTTTATCCTCAGTAGAAGACTCTTCTTCATACTTAACTTTGACTTCACCTTTATTTACGCTTTCAGCAAATGCTTTGGCGATCTGATAAAGATTAGCATCCTCAAGTTGAGACTCTCTACTAATCTCCCAACCCCACCAATTACCTTTGTCATTACCTTCTTTGGTAGTTTTAAGGCGATAGTAGTGGCTGTAAGAAGGAGGAGTAAACAATCCATTCTTACCATTTAGTTTTAGGTTTAGTAACATAGAGTTCCACTTTCTACTCTTTTTAAGCTGTGTAGCTTTCATTGTTATCAAAGCGGGAGTAGCATCCCCTTGCTCTGTAACGAGTAGAACGTAGTGATTACCACACGTTTCAACATAGTTACCGTTATCTAAACGGTCTTTGTTGTTTTCATCACGCGTAGTCTTAGTCAAGATGTCACTAGAAGCATCGTAGACATTTATCGGAGCACCCGATCCTTGACCTCTGTCAGCCCATTCAACGTATTGACGTTGATACGCACATGGTAGAACACGAATACCTGTTGATCCATCATACAGATCACTAGTCACTGTATTGTAAATCATTCCGGCTTTTGCACCTTCTAGATCTTCGAGTTCCGGTGATAACTGCATCAAGACTTTTAGTCTTGGTGTTGCTAAGTCGTCTTGTGAAATGTTTTCAAGTCCGCTATGCGCGTCCCCTTCCATCAAATCTAGACTTAGTGCAGGTAGTTGACTTTCTTCTTTTTTTACAACATTAGCTTTTGCCATATGTTTCTCCTTTTTACTTTTTACTTATTTTTGTTTCGGCGCCAACAAAGACTCCGAATTTGTCCATCGGCAACTCAGTACCCTCAGTGATTTGTTCTCGAACAAACGCTTTGAGAGTCATGGGTTCCACCCAGACCTTCTGTGTAGGTTCATAGCCTAACGTAGATATCTTGTCAATAAATTCATTAGCCGATGCATCCTCACCTTTGCCGAACGTAGCAGATACTTGGTTTTTTATCAAGTCGCCGTGTCCGTTATCACGAAGCCACTGAAACGCTTCTTCGCGATATCTTACTGGAATAGAAGCTTGTACTAATTGTTTCACCTTTACAGATGAACCATCTTTTAGTGTCAAACTTTCTAATCCTAATTCTGACATTTTTGCCGGAATTATTTCTTGTGACAATTTACGAGCCGCTTTTGCTTTTGCTTTTAACTGCTCTTCTAATTGTTTAATCTCTTCTTCTAGTGACGCTTGTTCCGCGCACAAATCAGCCATCTCTTTTAAAGAGTTGTCACCAATCGTTGGCGTCTTAACATCACTTTCCATTTCTTCAAGTAAGTTACTCATCAATTTCTCCTCTCTCATATAAGTTAACTTCTAATGGGTAGTATTTATATTCTCTCCTATCCCACTTCAAGCATTTAAATTTTCCACGATTTTGTGTGGCAGCTATGGCACATGCAATACCGATAGCAGACGGATCACCCATTAGTAAAAGATAATCATCATCATTAAAGTTTCGTAGTTTGTAATTTAATCTTTTTACTGTTGGACCTGTACTCAAAACTAATTGAGAACCCTCTGGTAATAATAATTCTAAATCACCAAACTTTTCTGCACTAAGTATATTTCTACCCGGCACTTCTTGAACTACAAATACTGTCATTCTTTCTCCTTCTATTTTGCATATACCATTGACAAAATGTTTTGCAAGTGTTATTTACAAAATAAGAATTAAAGAAGGACGACATTATGGATTACAAGTTCAAGACAGAGCCATACGAGCATCAATTACTCGCATTGGGTGCAAGTCATAACAAAGAAAACTTTGCTCTATTTATGGAGATGGGTACAGGTAAATCTAAAGTATTGGTTGATAATATTGCTATGCTTTATGATAAAGGTAAAATAAATGCCGCACTTATTATTGCACCAAAAGGTGTGTATAGAAACTGGGAGCGTCAAGAAATACCTACACACATGCCAGCACATGTAATGTACAATGTGGTGACATGGTCGCCTGCTACAACAAAGAAACAAGAACTAGAGAACAGAAAACTATTTCGACACGGTGAAGAACTCACTATATTCTTGATGAATATTGAGGCATTCAGTACAAAAAAAGGTTTAGATATAGCTCAACGATTTTTATTAGCACATCAAACACTGATGGCAATTGATGAATCAACGACGATAAAATCTCCCACAGCATCACGAACCAAAAATGTACTGAAATTACGCGATCACGCAAAGTATAGGCGGATATTGACAGGGTCGCCAGTAACGAAAAGTCCATTAGATTTGTATACACAGTGCTATTTCCTCGATCCATTGTATTTAGATTTTTCGTCTTATTACACTTTTAAGAACCGTTACGCAATGATGGTGGACCGCAACGTCGGTAGTCACAGCTTTAAATTAGTAACAGGATATATACGATTAGATGAGTTGAATTCTAAGTTAGAAAGGTTCTCCTACCGTGTACTCAAAGAAGATTGTCTAGATTTACCGGACAAGGTTTACATGAAAAGGAGTGTTCCGTTGTCCCCGGAGCAACTTAAAGCGTACGTGGAAATGAAAAAGCATGCATTGACAGAATTAGAAGGGTCACAAACAACAGCGGCTAGTGCCTTGGCACAGATGATACGATTACATCAAATCACTTGTGGACACTTAGCAACAGACGACGGTGAGGTAAGACCGTTGAAGAATAATAGAATAAATGAACTACTAAACATATTGGAGGAGGTAGATGGAAAAGTTATTATTTGGGCGGTATACCGTCATGATATTAAAGAAATTACACACGTACTTTCAGAAAAATATGGAAAGGACAGTGTGGAGGCTTTTTTTGGTGATACTGCTGATAGTGAGCGCCAAGATATTGTTACTCGCTTCCAAGATAGAGAAAGCCCTTTACGATTTTTCGTTGGCAATCCTAGAACCGGAGGGTATGGTCTCACTCTCACTGCTAGTAATACTGTTGTTTATTACAGCAATAGTTACGATTTAGAAATTAGATTGCAATCAGAAGACAGAGCACATCGTATTAGTCAAACAAAGAAGGTGACGTATATTGATCTGATATCTGATGGCACGATAGACGAGTTTATTGTCAAGAATTTACGCGGTAAAATCAACTTAGCCACAAAAGTTTTAGGTGAAGAGTTGAAAAAATGGTTAATATAGGTTAAGGTTAACTGTGTCTTTTTTGGTAGCAAATATTCCTCCAATTAAAGTGTTCGTAAAGAAACAATATCTTTATGATCATCAAAAAGGACATGGTGAATTTGTTGAGGGCATTTGGGCTACCGTTAAGTCCATACAGGGACGAGCGTTATACTTTGAAACATATCTACCAGAGTATGCGGCGCTTTATGACAAACTCCCGATCAGCGCCTTCGTCTTTGCCCCAACAGAGTTAGACTTACCCTTAGAAGAATTAGAACTGTGGGATGCGTTTAGTTATCACATCACGGTGATAGAAAAAACAACAGTGCCACCTAAAGCAAGATACTTGTCACCGTCAAAACAATGGTATGAAGGTGATTATTTGTTTACAATTGATAGTTGTCATCCCGATCACAACTTAGTGAATGATAATTATTCAGAGGTGCCATCGGAACACAAGTCATTTAATATTTTATTACTAGATAATGGTCACTTTGCGGCACAGCCAAACAATAGAACATTGTTTTTTGATAAGTCACTGACACCATCAGAACCAAAAATGCCAGACTTCAAAGTATCAACAATAGAATATGCTGTTGAATCAGAGTCAAAATGGACCGCGGGCGATGATACAAGCTTTTTCTACGAATTTAAAGAGCAAAAATAGCCAAATCAACATAAACCCTGTTTTTTTACACGCTGGTAAAGAAAAGTAATTCTTAGGTACTATCACCCTAGGAGGTGCTAATTCGTTCGTTCTCGCTTAACTGTGGGATGAAAATTTTTACAGAGGTCGTGTTAAATGGCTGATTCCTACCATTCCACCATCTTTTAGTTTACCGGGTTCTGGATCAGCTCCTATATAAACTTCAAAGCCATCTTCGTCTACATACATTGCTCTAAGATTTTTTTTCTTTAATTTATTTTCTATATTATTCATTTTTTTGAGGTCGCCCTCCGATAGAGCTTTTTTATATTCAATCATCATCGAGTCTTTTTCTTTATTGTCTTTAAAGGATTCTGTCGTGTATCTTTCCGGATTAGCACCTTCCCCAAAAAGTATATCTCCTTGTGCTATACTGCCCGTGTGTCCTAAAGTTGCTATGTTTTTTAATTTGTCTTTTCTTTTATCCAAGGTTCCAGTTTTTGTTGACAAGTTAGCTTTTGTTTCAGCCGCTCTTTGTTTTTTGTCTTCAATAAAATCCTTCAAATAAGGATCGGGATTTCTCATGATTGTATCA